GTGCCATCGCGTCGTCGTCGCTAGTGTCGGAAATGATAAAAGGCTTGACATTAGAGCAAGCAGCAGATATTAAAAATTCGCAGATTGCAGAGGAGTTGGCGCTTCCGCCAGTAAAATCCATTGCTCTATATTAGCAGAAGATAGCCTCAAGGCTGCTATTGCCGACTATAAATCAAGACAAGTCGGCTCCTAATATAGGGTGTAAAGCCAATAATACCCCCTATAAAAGTTTTTTAGATAAATAATTACAGGGGGTAAGTATGAATAAATGTGAAATATGTTCTGTAGAATTCACCGGAACCAGACGGACCTGCTCGAAGGTATGTAAAAATTCTCTTGCTCGATTAATTACGATTAATCAATTTAGCGATCCTTCTGCACGAGAAGTGCAA